GGAACGGAAGGTTCAGAGGATAATGTGCCCGAATTCCCGCCGGAAGAATCTCCGCCATCACTGGTTCCTGCTATCGCGGATTTGGACACAAAACCAGTGGTAACGAGGTTGGCGTTCAATGATGTCGACGAAGCGTTTGGCGGCGAAAATGGACGCGAAGAAATCGTCGCTCCTAAGAACATTGAGAGGTTGGAGGAAATTAGTGCTGCACGTAATTTGCAGCGCAAATTGGAAGAGGAAGGGGCGGACGATGGCGACGATGAAATGCCGCTTGACCGCATTACCATAAATGACGACCCACTTGATTTGGGCGATCTGGGAATTACGGATTTAAACCCGAAATCGTTTGACGATGATTTGAAACTGGATTTCGAAGAGATTATGTGATAGAAAAACAAGACACCTCAAATCCTCTCACACCTGAATGGATTCGACCGTTGCACTCGTTGCATGCGTTGACGACATCTTCCAGACTATTATAAATGACCATATCTGCGCCTATTCGCGCGGCAATTTCCTCGTCTGTTTTATTATCAGACGCAATTAATTCCGATTCAGTAGGTATCGCGATTCCATATATATTTGCGTGTCTTACAGGCGGCGCAATACTCGCAAATATTATCCGTTTTGCTCCTGCTTTACGGACAATTTCGACTATTTGCTTGGACGTATTCCCCCTGACAATCGAATCGTCAATGACCAAAACGACCTTGTCCTGGAATTCCTGGTCTATCGTATTCAACTTCATCTTGAGGGACCGTTTGCGCTCTTGTTGAGAGGGCATGATGAACGTCCGTCCGACATAGGCATTTTTAATAAGACCTTCGCAATATGTTTTTTGCAGAATATAGGAGGCACGGAGAGCAGAAATACGTGCAGAATCGGGTACGGGCATGACGACATCTATATCTGCAAGTATATTGGGATAATCCCGTAGGATTTTTTTCGCTAATGCTTCGCCCATGTTTTTTCGTGCTTGGTAGACGAGGATTCCGTCGATGATGGATTCGGGTCTGGCAAAATAAATGTACTCGAATAAGCATGGAGTATGTGCAATATGGGTGTTGATGATTTCACGGGAAATTCCATGCGCGTTGACAATCACACATTCACCGGGTAAAACATTGCCAATCAGGTCAAACCCGACAGATTGGAGCGCGACGCTCTCGGATGCAAAGGCATATCCGTATCCTCCATTCGTAAACTCGTCCGCGCGCTTACCCGTAAACTCGTCCGCACGCTTACCCGTAAACTCGTCCGCACGCTTACCCATACAGAGAGGACGAATCCCGCGCGGGTCTCTAAACACCACAAGACCGAACCCGCGAATCATTACTGCAACCGAAAACGACCCTTTGCATAATTGCATAACGACATTCATGGTACAGAATATTGCGGTATTCGTTAATATCGGAAACTCAGTATGCATTCGCAAAACAAAATCAAATACCTGCAATAATAACTGAGAATCGGATACATCTGTAGCGATATTTTCGCCGAATTGATGCAGAAACTTGACCAAATCTTCCGTGTTTGTCAGATTCCCATTGTGGACAAGTGATATTTTGTCGCTATTGAGAGGTTGGGCAGAGTCGACGGAGAGGGAACCCGCGGTACAATAACGCACATGCCCTACTCCGTAATTCCCGGGTAACTCGGTATGCGATACACGGTCAAACACTTTATCCACTTTTCCTATATTTTTTCGTTTGTGGGTCTGTTCGTCGTCGCATGTATGAATTCCTGCGGCGTCTTGACCCCTATGTTGAAGGACAGTAAGACCATTTAAAATATAGGGGTATGCTTGGGCGGTCTTGTTTGAAAGAAACACCGCAAAAATTCCACACATTGTTTTTATAGTATATGAAAAACAATGTTTTATATGATTTTTGTATTATTCATTGCATATTAGTACATTTCTGGGTCATAAGGAACAACGAAATCATCTCCACAGTTTTTATAACAGTACATATTATCTTTATTTGTTAATACCCAGTCTTCTGGTGCAGTGTAGTATTCCGGAATAACATCTGACAATTTTTGTATGTGTTTTGAAGTTGCCCACCAAAAGTTTCCAGAGTAATGAATTCCGTTATAATTACAACCATACGTTTCTTTTTCACCTAATATGTTTATCACATTTTTCCAATTTGTAATATTACAATCCAACATGGATTGTATCCATTCTAATACTTTTGGTTCATGTTTCGTTCCATACCACCTTATCCCTTTTGTATGTAAATAAAAATACAAAGTGTTGGAATCGTCTTCGTAACTACTTTTTTTCATATGTAATAAAGTCGGGCGTTCATATTCTTTTGCATTTCTGATGTATATAATTTTAACCTTTTTGTCATTAAACCTCTCATACGGTATTAATTTCGAATCATCAGAAACCACACCCAAACGTATTTCTTTTATATTTTCGTATAGTCCGGATTCTTTTATACTAGTCATAAGCATGTCATAACTCTGTTTCCATTCCCCTTTTTGGTAAACATGTATATAACCTACTATATTCTTGGAATTCATATCTATTTCCGAGTTTACACCATTTCGCATCGCACAACTTGTGAATGCGCAATCAGTGGTACATTCCTCATTTTCAAACGTTTCTGTTCTATAATTTATGGAGGGTTCTTCATTCTCTCTGGAAAATAACTTGTATGCGGAATATACAAGACAACTAAATAAGATGATTAATATCAAAAATATTATATTGATGTGAACTGTTTTCATATAGAAAATAAGGAGACATCAATACACCTTCGTAAACTCTGGCATATAACCCCTGACTCTTATAGGAAATCCGATTCAGGTTCAAAACAACCACGAATCTAGGTCGATGTCGTCTATCAAATATCGCGCCTTGATTTTATCTGCCATGATTTTGTTTACGATATCGCGTTTCTTCTTTTTGTAAGACTGTATTTCTGCTATGAGTTTTTCGAGTGTAATGCCTGGACTCCAATTGTCGCCGCAGTTTAACGACGAACAACAAAAACAATTCTGACCTGTCACTTTTCGGAATATGTCTTTGCCGTTTTTAGATATATATCTGGTTCTTAGGAACTCAAGGTAAGGTCGGTTTTGGAAAAATATCGTGGGAGGGCGAAAGGGGTAATCTCGTGTTATTATGAATCCGTAAGTCTGTAACCTGTCATCCGGTTCGATATTGTAGATAGTTACTTGCGCTTCACCTTTTTCCGTTTCTTCTACATCTATTTGGTCGTAATTTTTGTACATTTTGTCCAATTCATTTTTTAACCGTTTCCTTAAAGCAACTACTTTGAATCGCGAGAGGATTTCGTTGTTTCTTGCTATTAATTGTTCGTTCATTTTATGGGATTCATTTACCCGATTACCTTTGTATCAGTTTTATGTAATTTATACGTATTTCTCTGCTTCCAACCAATACGGATTATTGTTGCATTTTCGGTCGGTTAACGTCTGGTCATATGGGCAAATACCCATATGACCATCGTATATGACTAGACATTAATTGGAATCCATTGTTTTCGTAGTATTTTTTGTATAGATGAAGATTGCTATGAACGTCTACAACTATCTTTGAAATGGAATTCGTTTTTGCGACTTTTTCGGTAAATTTGAGAAGATTTTCATTGAGTTCTTGTGATGTAATTGGGTCGAGAGGTTCTTTGTGTAAATTGCCATTTTCGCCGTCATTCAAACCTAGATACTCGATTTTGATATAATTTTGTGGAGGCGAAGTATGAACAGTATAATCGAATGCGGCAATAAATGTGCTTCCTGGGTCAGTGAATTCCCCGTACCAGTAGTCAAATATGGAGGTCGTTTTCCATATTCGAATCGAATTTTTGTTGTCTTTTTGATTGTGTTCGAATGCGATTCTAGGACCAACGCAGAACAAACAGTTTGAATTTATGATAGGACCTTTAACGAGAAGCAAGTATAACTCATCTAGATTCGGTACCAACGTGGTTTTGTTGTAAAATCTCATTTTATTGAAGGGGTCTGTAATTATTACTTGGGATTCTTTATTTTGTTGTGTGGCGTAAACAACAAAATATATATGCGTTACGCGTTAGACCCCAGGTACGCGTTACGCGTTAGACCCCAGGTACGTGTTACGCGTTAAAACCCAGGTGCGTCAGTAAATACTTGTGCTGCCCCCTCCTGTATCACCTTCGTATCCGTAATCGTATTCACAAACTCGCTGATCTGTTTATTCGAATTGAAAAAGAAGAACCCTCCTGCTAAAGAACTGACAAACACCAAAACTAGGTCTCTCACAAAAAACTTGAGAGGTTTCATCTCCTTCTGTTTGTCGATGAATCGTATTTCGATGAATTTGAATACACAAAAAATAAGGGTTGTGATGATTGCGACGATAAGCATGTTTTCCATTTTTGAGTAAAAAAGTTATATATTATTCTGCAGACTGGGGATGTTGAGTTTTGACGCGCAATTTCGCTCAAATGCAGACTAACAAACCTTTGGAAACGCTCAAACAAACCTTTAACAAACCTTTTGACGAAGGGCGCTACGCGCCCTTTATTCATCCGACCTCACAAAATGCTCGGGCATCCGACCTCAAGCGGAATTGATTTATTCATCCGACCTCACAAAATGCTCGGGCATTCGCCCTTGGAGCGGAATTGATTTATTCATCCGACATCACAAAATGCTCGGGCATTTGCCCTTGCGTCTAGTCATTAGAGTGGAATTGATTTCTGGAACAAATACACATTCCGGATTTTACCCGATTTTCCTCCCACCAATCCTATTTTCCCACGATACTTGAAACTCGTTATTTCTTGCACCCTCTTAAACAGAAAATCGCGAATCTTACCCGCAGATGTATCATCAATATGGATTGCAAAGAATGAATTCGCGTATAAATGCTTCTCCGTCAACTTAAACAGAGGTTCATAGAATTCTCGATACCAATCGCGGTATTTCGGGTTTTTAGGATGATACTCCTCATAGTCGAAGAATGGCGGACTCGTGAAGGCGAAATCGAACTGCTCCTCTTTCAACCATGAATCACAATTTTCAAATGGAACTGAATAAATATCATATCCACTATCGAACTTGATGTGTCTATCCTCATGAATAGTGACACTATGCCCAAAATCATGTTGGATTTTCGTGTATCCTTCTACCAGATTTGTATTTGGGTCGAATCCGACATATTTTTTGACACATGTAGATGCTAATGCACCACACATGCGATCACCCCATCCCATACAAGGGTCAAGGACCCTGGATGCCCCAAAATACTCGTATATGGATTTGGCATACATCGGCATGAATGTGGTTGCAATCTTGTAGTTGTATTTTCTGGTGAGACTCCATTTCGCTTCATTGGGGTCGCTTGATGCGAGAACCTCTTGTGCTAAACTCGACTTTGGGTCCTCCCATATTTCCGTGAAACTTCGGAGCGATTTGGTTCGTCCCGTTTTGGGGTCTGCCAACTTGAGACGGGTTTTCAGGATTTCTTGCTCTTGAATTGCACGCACGTAGTCGGCAGGTTGGTCGTCGATGATTTTGTAGACGATTTCGTAATTCGGGTCGTCGGTGGAATATTCAGGGAGTTCGGAGCAGATACGGAGACGGTAAGACTCGAGTTGGTCAGGAGTGAGGGAGTCGATGAGGAGGGGGATTTTTTTGTGTTTCTTGTCTATATTCGGAGACGGTTCTTTCGTATTATCGAGCATCATTTGTTACTATTGGAAAAACTTTATGTAAACGTGGGATAATACGTTTATATAATATTTGCAATCTATGAATCAATTTTCGATTGTAGCAGAAGTATATAGATGCGCGATTTATTCACTGACGGATTCAATTCATTCTGGCATTTCGTTTTCGGAATACTCGGATTTTATTTCTGGTGGGTTGTGTTGTTTTTCGGTGTATACCAGTTAAAATACCCACGCGATACGAATACATTGATTGACTTGACCGAATTTATGCTCGGGTATTTAGTAATTTTTATTTTGTACAAAATATATCCCAAAAACAAAATAGCATCCTTGATAAAATAGCAAATATTACACATACTCCCGCTCCACTAAATCCAAATTCAGTCCATATTGCCGAACTTCCGTCAAGTCCAATTTCGCTGCCTCCCTCGGATCCATCAAAAACTGCGAAAAAATCGGATATTTCAACTGTTCTTGCGGCGTGTGCCCGTGAACATTACGCGCAATCATCTTGTACAATTTGAATCCAGGATACCTCTCCTCTCCATCCCGGCGATACATCACATTCCTTCCATTATCATCCAGACACCAACGGTAAATGGTCTCCTGAAATTCATCACGAGGATCATCTTCGTCCTGAATAATGAAATCGTATATGGACGTGCCCAACCTACACAAATCGAAACTCGGGTTCGGTTCTATACGCGGTCGTTTCTCGTTGAAATACGGTTCTGTATTGTATTGCGAATGGGCATCGCCCTTCGGTGCAAAACTGTCGCTGCAATAAATTTGGTCCTTGAACCGGTAAATGGCGCGCCCGAAATCGATAATTTTGAAGATTTTTCCATAGGTTGGCACCCGGTAGAACCGGTTATCGTATTTGTAATATAAATATTCAATGTCCGTGTTGATATACATGATGTTGTTGGTATGGAGGTCATTGTGGGTGAAGTGGAATGCTTTCTGGAATGCGATGAGTGTCATGATGATTTGCATTAAATAGGCAGCGCCGGAATCCTCGTTGATTTCCTGGTCCATGAAGAGTTGGTCGAGGGTCCCGTCGCATTTTTCGAGGAAGATGAGATTTGCGGGGAAATTTTCGATGTAGGCGTATGCCTCTAAGGACTCGTCCGAACCCAAGGACTCGTCCGAACCCAAGGAATCTTCAGAGTCCGAGTCTGAACCAGAGGACTCGTCTGATCTAGCGGAATCGTCAGAACCTGATCTAGAGGACTCGTCTGATCCAGACTTAGAGGATTCATTCGACTCCGAACTGTAAGTTGAACCACTTTCCGAATCAGAAGTCTCCGACTTTTCATATTCACATGAAATATTCTCCTCTGTCGGTTCGATTGTCTGAGAGGACGAAGATGCGACGTCCAACACATCAATCCCTAAATCAGAAGCATCCATTTCCTCCTCCAAAACAAGTCGCTTCTTGTTGGCGCGCGACCCGCCTATCCCCGCAAAATCGTCAAACCGGTCAACGTTTGTCCCGCAACTTATGGTAACACCCTTACCAATATGGTCCATGAAATAATTCGATTGCTGCAAATAATCTAGGTCGTCGGTAACGGTCGCTTTAAACACTTTCTGAACTGCTAAATGAGACCCGTAGAAGTCGATGGCATTTAGCATATTGTGCTGCTCTTTTAATTTGCTGCTCAAGAAGGAAAAGAACCCGTCGACATAGGAAGCGTTCTGTTTATCCGCGATTTTTGCAAAACATTTGTCGCGATTGGAGAGGGTAGGGAGAACAAGGAGGTTTTTGTTATGTTGATACTTTCCCACTAAATAGTGGATCGGATCAAGGAGAGGCGACGACTTGACAAAGTAGGGTCTGTCAAACGTCTCATCCTCTACATAGTGTGGGTGATTGAGTCCAACCCGATTGTAGTTTGATTCGTTCAAGACGAAAAAATCGGTGTAGAGAGGACTAAACGACTGGATTTCGGAGACAATGAAGGGGTTGTATTGGTTGGCAATATCATCTTCCGTCACCTCGTATTGTTTTGCTAAACCGGCAAGATCTAGATTCTTTATTTTTCGGTAATTGATCTGTAATGGGTCACTTGTCATGGGTGTTTTACGTAGAGGTTCCGTAGTAGAATGAAATTGAGAGGGCAGTGACATTTAATCGGTATTTGCTAAAGTTGCTGGAGACGTATATTTAGGACCAAAGAACTATTTGTGGTTATCTTTACGGACAGCATTCTTGTTTTGCTAATCACTCGAGGTCTGGTCGTTAAGAGTTGTTTCTGAAAATATCTATTTATTGTATCATCCTCTCAACCACGACGAATACGAAATGAATCTAGACCTCAAAAAATTCGATATGCGCTGGATTACCTTTAAACCAGAAGAAAACAAAGGACCCGTCATTGTTCTAATAGGTCGCCGTGATACCGGAAAATCGTTTTTGGTAAAGGATTTGCTGTATCATCACCAGGATATTCCGGTCGGGTTAGTCATTTCAGGGACGGAAATCGTCAACAATTTTTACTCTCAAATCGTCCCTAAATTATTTATCCATCAGAAATACAACACCGTATTGATTGATAAAATTTTGCGACGACAACACCAGGTGGTGAAGCGGTTTAACTCGGAGATGGAGCAGTACAAGAGGGCAACGATTGACCCGCGTGCTTTTGTGATATTGGACGATTGTCTCTATGACGCGAGTTGGGCACGGGATGAACTGATGCGCATGCTTTTCATGAATGGACGGCACTGGAAAGTCATGTTGATTATTACAATGCAGTATCCTCTCGGCGTTCCTCCTGCTTTGCGAACCAATATCGATTATGTGTTTGTATTGCGAGAACCTACCTTAGGGAATAGGCGGAGAATCTGGGAAAATTACGCGAGTATGTTTCCTACGCTGGAACTGTTTTGTTCAGTGATGGACCAGACGACGGAGAATTATGAGTGCTTGGTTATCCATAATAATGCGAAATCAAGCAAGATCAATGAGCAGATTTATTGGTACAAGGCAGAAAATCGTCCTGCGTTCAAATTGGGGAGCAAGGAGTTCTGGGAGAAATCGAAGGAATTGTGTAGCGATGATGAGGATGAGTTTGATGCGAGCAAGGCAAAGAAGAAGAATGCGGGACCACAGGTGACGGTGAAGAAGTCCAAATGGTGAAGGGTGCTAATACAAAATTTGTGGTTGATAATAAAATATATAATTATATAATTATATATAATGTCGAACAAAATTGATAATATAACGAAGTTAGAAGAATTCATAACAGACTTAACAAAAAAATACCCACAATCGGCATTTAAGTTCAAGTTATATCATAGTTCTGATGATTTCGTATTTGGTAATAGTACTGAATTTATTGGAGAAATTTTATTGAATCTCGATGACATAGAAAAAATAAAAAAATTAAACAGACTTATGATTAATCAAACTTTAATACTAGAACTCAAAAATGATGAATTCAAAATCAATCGTACTGTAGTTTATTTTAAACTATCAATAATTACTAAATTTAGAAATTTATTAGGAATAAATCATAACCCAATTTCTGGCGAAATAAAACGATTTATTATAAATATTCAAAAGTATCATACGAAGAAGTCGTCCTATATTGGAAATAGCATAAATAATCAAATAAAATTAGACCTTTTAAACTATTATGATTATATAATAGATGAAATTTTATATCACAAACTTAATACTAAAGAAGAAATAGAAAAAGCACTGAAAGATTTAAATATGATTTTAAACTGGTATAATGAACAGTATAAAACACTTGATAAAGAAGATACAGAAATAACAACACCCGCACTTATACTGGAAGTTGAAGAATACAATTTGTTTTTTCTACAAAAAATTGAAAAATATATAACCGATATGAAAATTCAGATAATTATGTATCTTATTGATAACGAATCTACTAGTAAAAACGGTTTAACCCCATACATTGAAGATTTAAACAAAATTTCAGAAGAGTATAACGAAAAGTGTAAACCACTTGAAGATAGTAGTCGTTTTGACTTAAAAGTTAAAAAAAAATACAACAATATATGTTCTGAATTTAAAGATTATATCAAAGAAAATATAAAGAAAGTTAAACAAAAGATACCCGAACCAATAGATAATTCGATTCAAAAACAATTTCAAGATGGCACTACTAATATAAATTCGGGAGGCAAAAAAAGTAGAAAATGGAAAACCGATAAACGTCGGTGGATTTTGAATAAAAAGAAATCTTTACATAAAATCTACACCGAACGAAAAACAGTTTACAATGCCAAAAAATCAAAGAAAAATCGTCTAACAAAAAGAAGACGATAAATCCGCGTTCATTTTCAGGAGCAACTCATTGGGTAGTTGCTCCTGCACTTCGTATTTAATTTCCCACATCCTACGCCCTCCGGGAGTCGCACTTCGTATTTGGTTGCTCGAGTTTCAATATTTCAATATATTTCCAAAAATATATATTGAAATCTATTTTTTATTAACAGGACGATTCCCCGAAAAACAATTGAAAACACAAGACAATGAACACAAACTCAACTTGACATCATTCGACTTCACATCAGGTTCAATTTCCACATCCACCTTATTATTGTTCAGTGCGTCTACCTCTGTTTCCGCCACATCGGTTGGTCTCTTTTCTTCAGACACGAGTTCTTCGGTCTCTTTAATGTCTAGTCGTATTTTTTGTTGCCCTTCAATAACTGCCTGAAGGGCAGTTATCTTATAGCAACGGAAAATGCAACTAGTCATATACGATGGTCATATGGGTATTTGCCCATATGACCAGACGTTAACTTCAGGGAGTTTTTCAGTATTGATTTGCGACGACGACATGTATATACCTTCCTAAAACATTAGAAATTGCCAACAATCCATGAATGAGTAAAATTCCCTCAATTTTGAACATAATCGGGGGGTTTGGGTCCATAAAACTATACACCTGGTCTCCCGTTCGAATACGCCACGGCAAATACATACCAAAATACTGGTTAATACCCTCCCTTTTTGCGGGACTAAGCGAAGCGAATGTCCCTCTTATTAGTAACAAATTATCTATTTAATTGACACAACCAGCGGTATATTTATTATAAATAAATATTATATTATGATATGTCGAAAAAATTTAACGTATTTCAAAGAGGGAGTAATGGTAAACCAGAGTCAATAGGAGTAGTTACCGTTTTAAATGATATATTTACAGACGAACAGTCCATGATTGTTTTAGGAAAATTAGTTAGTTCTTATAGTAGTTTCAATGGCGATTGGGTTAAATGTGAGAAAGGCACCGGAGGAGAGTTATCATATTCACTATTCGATTCTAATACTAACGCAAGAAAATATACAACAATTACGCTCAAAGAAAAAACGTTTACAAATAATATACGAAATTATTTTACTGTTTTCGGACAAAGCGGGTTTGAACGTCTTAAAATAAAAAGTTGGGATGAAGATGTTAAAAATGTGTATGGTGAAATTTCGATAAAATCTTGGTGTAGTAAAGAATCTCAAGAAATCGCAATCATTGAACTAAAAGATATGAAAACCCTTCATCACTTGGTTGATATACCAAAAGACACTATATGCGAAAAAATCGGAAAAGAATTCGACTCAATAAAATCAATGACGGATGGAGGAAGAGGATCGTTTAACAACGCATATATTTTAACAAAAGGTGAGAATAAATATATATTGCGATTGACATATTGTACAGAAGGAAAATGTTGGAAATCTGAAATGTATGGGTTGCTTATGCAGGAATTATTAAGATCGATGGATGCTGGGTTAAAAGATGGTATTTGTAAAATATACGATTTTGGAACATACTCAAACACCCATTCTAAAAAAGACCAAGGTGCATATGCAATTATGGAATATCTTCCAAATTCATTTGACTTACCAACCGTGACAAAATATGACGTTGTCCAAAAGACCGAAAAGTTTAATCAATTGTTGAATATATTGAAAATTATGCATAAAAATGGGTATGCTCATTTAGACATAAAATTCGATAATGTTCGTATGGATGATAACAACAACGTAAAATTACTCGATTTTGGTTTTGCGCAATTTATTTCTAAACCCTTACTCGTCGAACACGTTTTATATACAAATGATATATGTTTGTCAGACCACTTTACAATTAAAGGTAGTATAGGGTTCTTAGACCCTACATTAACTCGTTTCAGTCATTTATGTTTGAATTTAGACTTGTATGCAGTCGGACGCATGATTTACTACAGTTTTCAAACCGAACGCGATATTGTAAACAAATATGTTGATATATTCAAATATGTATTGAGAGACTCCCCTATTCCAGATAAAGATACAGATAAAATGAATCTATTCAAAGCGATATTTGTTTTTAATTATCGAGAATATACTTCCGAATCATTTCAAATATTAACTAATTATGCAAGACAAAAAGATAATATTTACACAAAAATGTTTGAAGATTACAAAAATGCAATCGAATTATTTACAACACGAAGTACATACACGGGCGTGGTTTCACGTGATGTCGCGAAACAGAACACGGCAATTAACCTAATTAAAAAATATGGAGACCCGTACACAATAACCGAACCGGGCAAAGAAAGACCCAACCCGGGAAATACTGAAATAGGCGGAAAGAAAACACGTTATAAATCCAAGCGCGGTTTTAAAAAATCAAGGAAACAACGTCGAACCAAAAGACGTCGGTAAATGTACATTTCATTAACGTCTGATTTCCCGAAGGGAGGATTTCTCCACCGGTGGAGCAATCCTCCTATACAGCGTTTGCATTTGGTTCCCTTCTGTAAACTTGTGATTCGCTGAGGGAGGTTTTTTGCCCATATGACCAGACGTTAAGACCTACTTATTCAATTTCATATATAACCCTCCCCAATCCATTCGCCGCCCACAACAATCCATGCATCATCACCATTCCACCAACCTTATGCCAATGAGGGTTCCGCAAATCCATAAAACTATACACCGGGTCTCCCGTTCGAATACGCCACGGCAAATACATACCAAAAAACCAGACCCACAACCACACATAAGATATTTGCAGTGTTTGTGGACTAAAGTAATAAGGACATGTGTCTTTTCGTATATCGGTCGATATTATTTTTTGCAGTAATATGGCGAGAGGAGTGCCGTGTACGAGTGCACCCCAGAACCTCTCATAATTCATGGAATATGTCGGTCCATTCGTCCGGTCTACATCATCGAGTCCTAATACAACTTTCGCAATCCAATACCCGAATGTGATTGCAAAATGAATGTTAAATGCATTCGGAATATAAGAGGGTGATTGTATAGCAAGAATCGATACCAAATACCCCGTATCCGTAAACCTCACAATCTGTTTGAGTTGATTGTATCGTCGGTCGGCAAACGACAAGTCGAACTTGTGGGAATACCAGAACATGTAGTTGGCAGGAAACAGTTTGAGTGTTAGGTTGGTTGAGAGGAGGACATTTTGGGTGTAAAAATAGACGAGAGGAAACAGGAATGGGATATAATATCCGTTTTTTAGTATTATATAGATGATGGGTTGCTGCATTCTATGGTGCAAATTACATAAATTGTCGGAAAATGTTTATGTAATTTTATTTATGTTGTTTGAGGGGGTTCACCTATTGTCAGTCTTCGCAACATTCTCTAGCGCCTCCCGCAACTGTTGAGCATGAGCATCCGAATTATCCGTCTCTGCTGCCTCACGCTCATCGAAATTCACCTTCTGGTTCACACCAATCAAATTGCCCTCCTCATCAATGGTCTGTGTCAACACATTGCCGCTCTTCTTTGCCAACTCGATATTCTCCATAATTGCCTTCTTCTTCGCATCCTTCACTCGCTGATCGAACGCCTGTTTCGCACGCTCCTCGTTCTTCAACTTCTCGCTGTGCAACTGGTTCAACTCCTCCTCCATGAACTCGACGCGTCCAGTCTTGTAAGCATCCGGGTCCCAAGGAATCCACATCCCCACCGGTCCTACGAAGATATCATGGTTGGGGTCGGTTTCGCGCAATTTCTTGCAGCGCAATTCCGCCTCCTCCTGCGTATTGAATACCCCACGGACCTTGAGTCCACGTGTCGAAGTCTGGAACGCATGCTCTCTGCTAAATCTCAGATTCAATTGCTCCTCATTCTTGTCGCAAAATGTCTTAAAGTGCGATTCGAACTCCTCCTCTCGCAACTTTGCTTCTTCCGATTTAGCGAATTCATTAAAATCCGCGGTTAAATCCTCGATTTTAGCACCGTACTTGTAGGCGACGAAATTGAGGAAATCGCCGAACTTCGACATGGATTTAGTGAATTCCCATTGTTTGATGAATTCGTCAAATAGGAACCCTTCGCGTTTCTTTAGAATGTTTTCAGGGGATACGAAACTGAGGCAGGCAAACTTTTGACCAGCAAGAGGTGTATCTTCATCGCATAAATCAACATATTTAGGGTTCGTTTTTCCGTTTGGTAGAGTTTTTCGTTCGAATGACATTTTAATCAAATCAGATCTATGAAAGGATTTAGAGGTATTGGTTTAAATCATTTAATGCGAATACATATTTGGACACCTATGAGGTAATGTTTGAAATGCAATGTCGATTCTATACACGACTCATTATGTGTTCGTGCAACTAGGACTTCACGTAAGATAATATATTTTCGTCTAGTATACTATACTTTAACGAAATGAGCGTTGTAAATTTTGGAGAACTTGTTCGCCGTGCTATCAAGTACATTATCGAAGGTCTTGTTGTTGCTATTGCTGCTTATGCCATCCCCAAGGTTGGCAGACTCAGCACTGAAGAAATCGTCATCATTGCCTTGACTGCTGCTGCCACATTCGCGGTCTTGGATGTGTTCGTTCCTGCGATGGGTTCGTCCGCGAGAAATGGCGCTGGATTGGGCATTGGTCTCAACCTGGTCAGATTCCCGGGAGGATTTTAATAATCCCACATAGAGGATTTTAATAATCCCACATAGAGGATTTTAATAATCCCACATAGAGGATTTTAACGTCCTAGTCATATAGGCAATGGAAAATACGAATAGTTCTATAGGCAAAACTCCATATGACCAGACGTTAAAAATAATGCACGAATTCGTGTAAGGTTTATATACTGTTTGAATACGTAGTATATAAAATAACAAACTCCGTCTTAACATGGCAACATTTATATCCGGTACATTACCAACCGAAAAGACAATGCAGAAGTGCGCTTTCATAATGAATGCTCTCGAAAATGGATGGAAAGTGAAAAAACGTAGAGGTTCCTATATTTTTACAAAACGCCACGAAGGATGCAAAAAGATTTTCAAAGACGGATATTTAGAACGATTTTTGTCCGAAAATATGAACGCCTCGATTTCGGGGGTGACCTGGAGTTAGCGTCTAGTCATAAGACCGAATAATAATATTTGCAGTATTATCGTATATTTATTTGCGAAGTATACCGGTACCGGGTTTGCAGAAAATCCTGGATTTTTAAACCACTAGTACGTTTTGACAGAAATTTTATGTCTCGGCACTTTTATTTTATTTAGGCATAATATAATTAAACCGAACCGAAATGGGAGGAGCACTTATGCAATTGGTCGCCTACGGCGCACAGGACGTTTTCCTTACAGGAACCCCCGAAATTACCTTCTGGAAGGTATCTTACCGTCGCCACACAAACTTTGCCATGGAAAGCATCGAACAGACATTCTCCGGTCAGGCCGATTTTGGTCGCCGTGTGACTTGCACTATCGCCCGTAACGGCGATATGGCGTTCCGCACCTACCTCCAGGTGACTCTCCCTGAGATCAACCAGGGAATGAAGTCGACCAATGGTGCTGTCTATGCCCGTTGGTTGGATTTCCCCGGTGAACAACTCATTGCCCAGGTTGAGGTCGAGATTGGTGGTCAGAGAATTGACCGTCAGTATGGTGACTGGATGCACGTCTGGAACCAGTTGACCCTCTCCTCTGAGCAGCAGAAGGGTTACTACAAGATGATCGGTCACACCACCCAGTTGACCTACATCACTGACCCCACATTCGCTGATGTCACTGGTCCCTGCGCTTCCAGTGGTGGTCCCTCTCAGGTGTGCGCTCCCCGCAACTCTCTCCCTGAGACAACTCTGTACATTCCTTTGTTGTTCTGGTTCAACCGCAACCCCGGTCTTGCATTGCCTCTTATCGCCTTGAAAACTGTAGGGCGCAAAAGTATCCAACCTAAAGCATCCGAGCACTGCTTTAGAGAAAATTTGTTGGGGTCTCGGGATGACATCTGTCATCATACCCAGATGCTAGTTGCATGTTAAAGGGAACCAATGGTTCCCTTTTAAACCCTCCTTTGCACTTTTACATATTAAAGTAATTGTAGGAAGGTTCGTGCAGCGACATATCCAAATTGCTGGAAACTCTTAAAGACTTTGCTACTAAATTGGTTTGGAAACATTCCAATGGACGAGAATCAACTCGTGTATAGTGAAAATGTAAAGTATAATGTCATAAAGATGACTGAAATAGACAATCAGCAGCCAAGTCTCTAACCCCGAAATGATAAGGGCATGAGAAAGGTTCAACGACTAGACGGATATGGCCATGAGAAGACTAATCATCTTCAATGATTGGATAAGGTATAGTTCTAATCCCTGCGTGGAATAAAATCCATTGCTACTACCCCGTTTGATATTCTTGACGTCAAAAGGAAGGGGTGGCAGGGGAAACCATTGGTTTCCCTGCATAAATACTCCGAAAGGAGGGGTAAACGTGAATGTACAGTTTCACGAAGTCAAGATCAACATCGATTTCCGCCCCATCGGTGAGTGCTTGTGGGCTGTCCAGAACTTGGTCGCATCAACTGGAACTGTCTCTGTTCCCCAGGCGTACCAGCAATCCCTGGTTGCTGCCTCGCTCTACATCGACTACGTGTTCTTGGACACGGATGAGCGCCGCAAGTTCGCCCAGAACCCCCACGAGTACCTCATCGAGCAACTCCAGTTCACTGGTGATGAGTCCGTCGGTTCTTCCAGCAACAAGATCAAGTTGAACTTCAACCACCCCTGCAAGGAACTCATCTGGGTTGTTCAACCCGATGCCAACGTGGACTACTGCTCATCCCTCGAGGGTGGACAGACCCTCTACAAGACCCTTGGTGCCCAACCCTTCAACTACACTGATGCCATTGATGCCCTTCCCAACGCTATCCACGCCTTTGGAGGTCCTCTTGAGACATCCGGTTCTGCCAACTTCATCAACGCTTCCGGTCTTTTCCAGATGGGAGGTGCCATTGACACCGTCCTTGGTGCTTCTGCCGTCGCTTCTGCCAGTGCCGGACAATGGGCATCTGCTGGAAACTCACTCGAGTTCAGCAACCCCGGTGATGTTCCCGTCTCTGGTTCCTCTGTCTCTGATGCCGGCACCTTCGTGCTTGCCGAGACTGCCTTGGACATGCACTGCTGGGGCGAGAACCCCGTCGTCACTGCTAAGTTGCAGTTGAACGGACAGGACCGCTTCTCTGAGCGTGAGGGTACCTACTTCGACATCGTGCAACCCTTCCAGCACCACAGTCGCCACCCCGACACTGGAATCAACGTGTATTCCTTTGCCCTCCGCCCTGAGGAGCACCAACCCTCTGGCACCTGCAACTTCTCGCGCATTGACAATGCTGTTCTCCAGTTGGTTCTCTCCAGTCCCACTGTGTCCGGAACAAGCACTGCCAAGGTCCGTGTGTATGCAGTCAATTATAACGTACTAAGAGTAATGAGTGGAATGGCGGGCGTTGCGTATAGTAATTAGGGTAATTATGCAAAAATTTCTGCTCGGTTTGCGGGCATACAAAATTTTAAAAATATCATAAAAAATAAAAATCAACAAAAAATGTTTTTATTAGAAGAAAACATTTTTGATACATACCCAGCATAATTCAAATAACAGTATATCCATTCCAATCATTATTCGTGCAAATGATATAAAGTAATTATTGTAAATAATAAATAAATTAAAAATGAATTGCCTCGCAAAAATTCAATACAATACTCCTTGCAAAAAAACCGCATTAGGCAATGGTTCTAGGTTTTGCAAATTCCACCAGTATATGAATGAATATACACCTGAAATGTTAGAAGCGCAAAAAGTTTGCACAGGTTGTCGGAAAATGTATTATTTCCCACCGGATTACGAATTCAAACACTGTGATTCATGTAGAACCAGAACAAAGTCAAGGGTCAAAAAAGAAGTTGTAAAATGTTCTTATCCAGAATGTAGTTTTAAAAGATCAGAAGAAAATGAGTATTGCGGAAAACATCAATTACAATTGTTTGTAAATCAAACGCGCGAACTCGGGAAAAAAACATGTTTTAATCATATTCGTGGATGTCGAGCACAATTAGACAGTTATTATACATTTGCAAAGTGCCAGAACTGTTTGGAAACTGAAAGAGCAGGGGATTCAAGAAGAAGACACCTCGCTGCAAAAAATCCTATTACTGAAGATGGTCGTAAGATTTGTCCTACATGTTGTCATGCAAAAGACCCATCCGATTTTTTATCTGGGACAAAGGAAACCAAAACATGTAAACATTGTCGAGAAATGAATGCGGTTCAAGATGCCAAACGACGACATAGTATATATTAGCGACAACCTATATAATTTATTTACTCTAATTTACTAACTATTTGCAAAATATAATTAAAGTGATGTCTTTATATTTATAAAATCGCAAATATGAATGATACTTGTATTCCTTGTAAACCACAAAGACCGAAATGTCCACACGGTAAAAGAAAAGATTGCTGTAGAGACTGCGGAGGTTCGGTTTTTTGCAAACACAACAAAAATAAATATATTTGTAGGGAATGTGATGCTTCAGTATTTTGTGTTCATGGTAAACAAAAACCACGATGTAGAGAATGTGGTGATTCACAAATTTGCGATCACGACAAAATAAAAAGTTGTTGCATAGACTGTAATAGTTCTTTATTTTGCGAACATAAAAAAATAAAAACACACTGCGTATACTGTGGAGGTTCAGCAATATGTGTACACAAAATCATAAAAACGCGTTGTAAGGAATGTGGAAGTTCTACGATTTGTGAACACCACAAAATAAAAACACATTGTGTAGACTGCGGTGGTTCTGCAATTTGTGAACACACAAAAATAAAAACACACTGCAAAGAATGTGGTGGTTCTGCATATTGCGTTCACAAAATACAAAAAAATCAATGTAGACAATGCAGTAAAAACGCATTTTGCGAACATAATAGATTAAAACGTCGATGCGAAACTTGTGGCGGTGCTGAAATTTGTAAACATAAAAAAAGAAAAACTCATTGCAAAGAATGTGGAGGATCTGCATTTTGTATGCATAATATAACAAAAACTCATTGTCGAGAATGCGAAGGGTCCGCGTATTGCGAACACAATAAAATAAAGTACCGGTGCATTGAGTGTGGAGGTTCAGAAATTTGCAGACATAAAAAACTAAAATATTACTGTAAAGAATGTGGAGGTTCTGGGTTATGCAAATCATCTTGGTGCGAAACCATGTCAACAAACAAAAAATACGAAGGTTACTGTCTAAGATGTTTCGTCAATCTATTCCCCGATAAACCTAACACGAGAAACTACAAAACCAAAGAAAAATGCGTCGTAGATTGTATCACGGAAGCATTTCCACATTTCACGTGGGTCGCCGACAAGAAAGTCCAAGATGGATGTTCCAAAAGACGTCCCGATTTATTATTAGACCTTGGGTCACATATTATTATTGTAGAGGTCGATGAAAATAAACATACTGATTATGATTGCAGTTGTGAACACAAACGATTGATGGAATTATCACAAGATTTGCAACATCGACCCATTGTGTTCATCCGATTCAATCCGGATGACTATACGAATCAAGATAATGTACTGATTAAATCTTGCTGGAAAGTCAACAAGTTAGGTGTCATGCAAATCATGAAAACTAAAGAATCTGAATGGAATGAGAGGATAGATTGTCTGAAAAAGCAAATACAATACTGGATTGAACATCCTACCGAAAAGACAGTGGAAATTGTGGAAATGTTTTATTAGGGAAATTAAGAAGTTATTATCATAGAAAACTAATAACTCCCCCAAAAACATAAACATTCCATTCTATTTGATTCCATAACCAATCAAATACAATGCGACTCCTAGTAGCAATCCTAACATCGAGTAAACCAGACCTTGCAAGATTATGTTACGATTCCATAATATCCCAGCAACATAATCCATTTGATAAAGACAT